GGAAAGCTCGGCTTCAGTGTCGAGGAGATCTCGGACGTATACGACGCACGCGCTGTGCTCGCTCTTCGTAAGGCGATGCTTTACGACGAGTTGATGAGCAAGCGTGACCAGATGCGCCCGAAGATCATCCAGAAGGCCAAGCCCATGCGGGCAGGAGTTGCTTCCACGCCGCAGTCGTCAAAGGTCGTTGCATCGAAGGCCGCCCTGTCTAGGCTCGCAAATAGTGGCAGCACGCGTGACGCGGCTGCCGTGTTTGAACAGTTTATAGATTAGGGGATATTCAAATGTCACAGACCGCAAATACCTTTGATACCTTCAACGCGAAGGGCATCCGCGAGTCTCTCTCGAACGTGATCTACAACATCTCGCCCGAAGAGACCCCGTTCATGTCGAACATCGGCCGCGAGAACGTCAAAAACACGTTCTTCGAGTGGCAGACCGACAGCCTCGCCGCTGCCTCGACGACCAACGCGCAGATCGAAGGCGACGACGTCGGCACCTACGACTCGACCGCCGCAACGGTCCGCGTCGGCAACTACACGCAGGTGTCGCGCAAGACCTTGATCCTCTCGGGCACGCTCGAGTCGGTCGATAAGGCCGGCCGCCGCTCCGAGTTGGCGTACCAGCTCGCCAAGCGATCGGCCGAGCTGAAGCGCGACATGGAGTCGATCATGCTGACCAACCAGAAGGCCGACGGCGGCTCTGCTGGCACCAGCACGGCGCTGCGCAAGACGGGCTCGCTGCTCGCCTTCTTGAAGACCAACACCGACAAGGGCACGACCGGCGCCGACCCGTCCTACACGACGCAGCCGAACGCGACCCGCACGGACGCGACCGCCGCCAACCTGCGCACCTTCTCGGAGACGATCCTCAAGAGCGTCATCCAGAAGGTGTGGACGGCTGGTGGTACGCCGAAGATCCTCATGGTGGGCCCGGTCAACAAGCAGCGCGTGAGCGGCTTCCAGGGCATCGCGGAGATCCGCCGCGAAGTGACCGGCAACAAGCCGGGCGTCATCATCGGCGCCGCCGATGTTTACGTCTCGGACTTCGGCGCCGTGTCGGTGGTCCCGAACCGCTTCCAGCGTGAGCGTGACGCCTTCGTGCTCGACCCCGAGTACGCTGCCGTCGCCTTCCTGCGCCCCTTCCAGACCGTTGAGCTTGCGAAGACCGGCGACGCCGAGAAGCGCATGATCGTGGTCGAGTGGGGTCTCAAGGTCAACACCGAGGCCGCGCACGGTCTCGCCGCTGACCTCACCACGACTTGATCGCGGTGGTATAAACTTTGGGGCGCCGGTGATGGTGCCGGCGCCCCAGAGTTGAGGGTTGCATGAACTCGAGCGGAAAGCGACTGTTTGATTTTGACCCGGCGACGGGCACCACAAAATGGTGGCACTACGACGCCGAGAAAGACGAAGCGACGATCGAGACGGTCTTCGAGGTCGGTGACCTCTTAGAGCAAAACAAGAGACAATACGCCGCGACCGACGAACGGGCGCGGTGGGGCGAGTGGAACAAGGTCGCGTCGATCCCGATGGCGCTCTTCTACAAGCTCAAGCAAAAGGGGATCATCGACGACCCCAAGCGGATGAAGGACTGGCTCAACGAGCCGGACAACAAGTTATTTCGCACCCGGCCGGGGCGCGTATGAGCAGATCAGTCGCCATATTGGTCCCGGCCCGCGACACGGTGATGACCTCGTTTGCGTACGACATGGCGCGGGCGATGAGTTATCACACAGCGACGACAGACGACCGTGTGCTTCTCTTCACGAGCCACGGGACTCTAATCGCCTCTCAAAGGATGGAGCTTGCGCGTCAAGCACTAGATGAGAAGGCGGACTATCTCCTCTGGCTTGACTCTGACATGCGGTTCCCGAAGGAAACCATCGGGCATCTCATCTTGCGCGACAAGCCCATCGTGGCCGCCAACTATGCGACGCGTCGCATGCCGGTCAAGCCGGTGGCGATGCGAGACATGGGGAAGGGGCAGATTGACCGCGTATACACCGGCCCAGAGTCCGAGGGGCTGGAGCCCGTCGACTATGTCGGCATGGGCGTGATGATGACGAAGCGCGAGGTGTTCGAGAAGGTTGAGGCGCCGTGGTTTGCGATCCCGTACTCGACGGTCGGCAACCACTACATCGGCGAGGACGTTTTCTTTTGCAAGAAGGCAAAAGAGGCCGGCTTTGAGGTGTTACTGGACCACGACCTATCGCAGCACGTCAAACACATCGGCACCTTCGAGTATTCGCACGAGGGTGCCTGGGCGATCAAGGAGCAAGTGAACGGTGGCTCTGACCTCATACACAGCACTCAAGTCTAGCGTCGCCGACTGGCTGAACCGCGACGATTTAACGTCGGTAATCCCCGACTTTATCTCGCTCGCCGAGGCGCAGATGGAGCGCCGGCTGCCGACGCAGAAGATGGTCAAGCGATCAAACGCCACCATCGATACGCCGTTTTCGGCGCTGCCGTCTGATTTTCTTTCGCTCAAGTCTTTGGTGCTCACCAGCACCGCGCCGGTGCAGCCGCTCGTGTTCTTGACCGAGGACGAGCTCGACGCCAAGAAGTGGATCTATCGCACCACCGGCAAGCCGCAGTATTTCTCGCTGATCGGCAACCAGGTCGAGGTGCTCCCGGCGCCGGACACCGGCTACACGGCGGAGCTGACCTACGTGGCGACGCTCGCCAAGCTCTCCGACAGCAACGCATCCAACTGGGTGCTCGAGCGCCACCCCGACGTGTATCTGTACGGCGCGCTCTTGCAGGCGTCTCCGTACCTGCGCGACGACGAGCGCATCTCTGTCTGGGCAGGCTTGTACCAGTCCGCGATGGAAGAGTTGATGTTGCAAAACGAGCGGGCCGCCTTTAGTCAAGGCCGCACCGCCATGACCGTCAAACCGACGAGGGTGATCCCGTGAGTGCATTTTCCAACTATCTCGAAAACAAGGTCATGCTGCACGTCTTCGGTGGCAGCGCATACAGCGCCCCGGCGACGCTCTACCTTGCGCTCTATACGGTCGCGCCGGACGACACCGGCGGCGGCACCGAGGTGAGCGGCACGGCGTATGCGCGCCAGACCGTGGCCTTTACCGTCACCAACGACACCGCGAGCAACACCTCCGCCGTCGAGTTTCCGACGGCCGGATCGTCTTGGGGCACGATCGTCGCGGTCGGCATATTTGACCAGCTGACGAGCGGCAACCTGCTTGCCTATGGAAACTTGACCGCGAGCAAGACGATCGCCTCCGGCGACGTGTTCCGTGTGCCCGCGGGTGACCTTGATATTACGCTGGCGTAAGACGTGGCCGGATACGGCAGCGGCTTATACGGGCGTGGCAACTATGGCATAGACCCCAAAGAGGGGGCGGCCACGCTAAACGCCGCGGCGACGCTGGTCGTCGCCGGGGTGCGCATCCAGCAGGGTGCGGCGACGCTGAACGCTGCGGCGACGCTCACGGTGAGCGCGACGCGGGTCCAGCAGGGAGCCGCGGCGCTGAGTGCGGCGGCGACGCTCACGGCGTCGGCGACGAGGGTACAGAATGCCGCGGCGGCGCTCTCTGCCGCGGCGACGCTAACCGCCCAGGCGGAGCGTATACAGCAAGGCGCTGCGGCGCTCTCTGCGGCCGCTACGCTGGCCGCGGCGGGGCAGCGGATACAGCAGGGCGCCTCGAGCATGGCCGCAGAGGCTACGCTAACGGCGACGTGCAACAGGGTGCAGAGCGCATCCTGCGCGGTCTCTGCGGCGGCGACGCTGACGTGTGTGGGGCGCAAGAAGTGGGAAGACGACCCAGACACGGCGGAGAGCTGGACGCCGATCGCCGACACGGCAGAGAGCTGGAGCGCCGCGAGCGACACGGTCGTTGCGTGGACCCCGGCGAGCGACACGGCAGAGACATGGACGCCGGCGAGTGACACGGCGCGGACTTGGACGGAAAAGACACACCCGGCCTATTTGCAGGCCGCTTGAGGTATGAGACATGGCTGACACGACAACCACAAACCTGTCCCTCACGAAGCCGGAGGTTGGCGCCTCGGCGGATACCTGGGGCGGCAAGATCAACACCAACCTCGACACGATCGACGGCATCTTCGCCGCCGCCGGCAACGGCACGTCCGTGGGCTTGAACGTCGGCACCGGCAAGACGCTGAACGTCTCGTCCGGCACGCTGACGCTCGCTGACAATCAGATCAGCGGCGACAAGGTCGAGGGCGGCACGATCAACGCCATCACGATCAACACGCTGACCTCTACGGCGGTGAACGCTACGACGGTAGACGCAACCAACGTCGAAGTCACGAACATCAAGGCCAAGGACGGCACCGCCGCCGCCACGATTGCGGACAGCACTGGCAAGATTACAGTCAGCACAGA